CTTGTACCCCTTGCTGTTTTATCAGTGTGAACATAAAACAAATTTATTTCACGGCTGCCACTATTCCAAAGATAATCGCAATGGCTTTCCATTTATTTGCCTTTTTACGCAGTTTCGCAACCTCTTTGGTATGTTGGTTGATTTCTTTGATTTGATTGGCTGTAATGGCTTCCAAATAAGAAATAACACTATCCTGCATGATAATGACCTGCTCTTGATTTGAAATGACAATGCTATCGTCAAAAAGTATCTCCTGCATGAGCTTGTTTTCGGATAGGATTATTTCCAGTTTGGCGGTATCTCCAACAAGTTTTTCCAGCGTTATGGTGTCGTGGACATATTTTGTCCTAAAATCTCGCAGGATTTTTGTCTTTTTGGCACGGCTGTTCAGCAGCATTAAATACTCGGCCTTGATGCTGTCAATGTCTGCCTTGTATTTGTCCACTATGTTGGCCATGCTGTCGTTATTGTTTACAACTTGTTGTGTGCTTTCACAGCCCCGATTGCTAAACACAAGGAGAAAAAGCAAAAAAAGAATAATCCCGACATACTTCATTCCTCTGCGAAAAAGTTTGTAATGAATTTGCCAACAGCCCCGGCAACCCCGATAATGAGCATAAGTTTGGGATGGTCAATATTAAGTCCGGCAATAAACAACGATGCAGCCGCAATGCTGTCACCAATTACCCGGAACCGCTTGGGTGTTGGTGCGAAATAGTTTTTGAGTTTCATCTTCCCTGCCCTTGATATGGTTTGCTGCTTTTGTGTTTGTTGGCCGACTTCGTGTGCCTGCCCAATTTCCGTTTGCTTTTTGGCTGCCATTTGCTTACCTCTTTACTTTTTGCCATATTTTATTTTTTGGTAAATACCGATGCAGGATAAAACAAATGCAGCGGTGAAAGATAAGTATTGGATTAACGGCAGAAATTTTGCAGCAGCCCCGGCCAGCCATAAAAGCCAACTACCTACGATGGTTTCAGTTTCGTGTTTCATTAGGGAAAGGGCGGTGATGGTTTCGGATTGTAAGGAATAAGAGGCAAATCATTTACCCACATACACAATGGGTTAACACATTGGGCAATTTCTTCAACGGAAATAACCCAATTATTATCTGCATCCTGAATAGGATTGAAATAGCTGTCTAGTGCATACCATTGGCCGACCAGTACCTCATGCTCAATTTCAGTTAGCAGCCCTACATAGGTGCTGTATTGTTCGGGGGTTATGTCTTTTATGTTCATACGTTGCGTGATAAAGTTGTTTGATATGCTTGTACAGCAGTATAAAAGTTAGCGGCTTCGGTGTCGGTTAGGCCATCACCGATTGATGCAAAGGCACATTGATATGAATTATAGAAAAAAACTCCACTCGTATCATTTCTTGCTCCTAATAATACGCTAATATTTGGCAATGCAGTGATTGTACTTGTATTATTAGCTATATTACTCAAATTTCTAAACAGTTTAATAACACTTAAAGATGTTCTTGTTGCGTTAAAAAAACCTTGTGTATTGGTAGGGGTATAACTTGCAACCGATGAAACATCACCTATACAAGTGTTAGCTGTTGTATAGTTATGTTGAAAAAATAAAGTAGACGCTGAACATCCATCTATTTTATTACCTATTAAATCATTTGTTCTATTGTACTTTGCAAAGTGAGCTGAACTTGTAGATAAAGACGAACTTGGGTTTAACTTCGTATCAGCATAGCCATTGGTTCCATTTGGCAATGCGCCATTGCTGCTATGTGTCCACCCACCTGAAAAAACCAACCTAAATGCAGCATCCAAATCCCTTGGGTCTTTTAAGTTGAATTTGTGGGCCGAAGCTGTACCACCAACGAAGGGATAAATGGCTTTCATTTTTGTCCAAATCCCATATGTTTTTAGCGAAGTAACAAGGGTATTAATGGCTGATTGCTGTGTGGCATCCGTTATGGCTGCCGCTGTAATAAAAGCCTGCGCATCGGCATCGGTTCCGGCACCGCCTGCCGCCACAAAACTTTGAACACCAATGCCCCGCCTTATCATATGTTATAAGCTACGATGCTGCCACTTGTGAGCGTGATGCTGCTGATGAATTTATCTTCGCTTACGCTGATGAATGTGCCTTGCTTCAAAGTTACCCCGGTTAAACCGATTGATGTCATCAGGCTGGCTCCTGCTTCGTCAAGGCAAGCAGAAACAACCGCATCTGCGTTGATTACAAAGCCCTGAAAACGGCCAGTGTTTGCGCTTGTGTTTGAAATAACCTTGCAGCCAGTATAGCCACTCATAAATTCTAATGCTGTACTCATTTTATTTTTTAATTAATATTTGGAAAAGTTAAATTGTTGTTGGGGGTGTCGCAATAATCACGCAAATTCGGGCAGACAAATTCAATCACCGCAGCCACTCCGGCAACGATGTCGGTTTTGTCGTCATAAAAAGGAGTAATTGCATCGTTTATATTCCAACTGCCTGCAATGTTACCACGATAAACGTAGCGCAGCATGGAGTAAATGTCAAGCATTACCGTGTGCATATCGCTTATGCGTTCCACAGCATCGGTAAAATCTTCCCGGTGCCTATCCATAATGGCAACGGCAAAACGGTAACGAACTTGGTCAACGGTAACCTGACTACCATCAGGAAAAATCCGCATTAACGGATATAGCTGCTCACCACTTGCATTGATGTTCGGGTCAACGTTTATGAGCGTTGCCTTTATTTGCTTGTGGTTTTGGCCTGCTGTGTCCAGTGCTTCCAATAATTGGTTTATCGTTACCATTTAAAAATATCTTCAGTTTGTTTTCGTTTTTTTCCCTGACCTTGCTCATCCTTTTGGAAAGTCGTAATTGTAAAAGCAGTTATCATCGCTGTCTAAAATGAAGCCACCAAATAAAGCCTGATTTTGTGGGTGGATTGTGTCGATGCCACTGCCGGGGTTTAAGAACTCCGGGAACAGCGTATTGTTCTCGCACAAATAATCCCTCAATCTTTCGCTATAATATTGGGCCTTATTCAAATAGCTTTGCTCAACCCTTGTCAGTTGGTCAAGGTCAATGGCATTGCTGTTTTCTGCGCCTCTTGTGGACACGCTTTTGTTCATCATCTTGAAAGTCATGGGCAACATACTTTCGGTAACAATGAAGTGGTACAAACAAGGTGCAATGTATTTGTTTACCAGCGTAAGGTAATTGCCTGCCAGTCCGGCACCATTGATGTCATCGCAAATCTTGTCATAAAGGCCGCTGCCAATGATGTCACGGATTTGGATGTCCTGCGCTGTACGCATGGCAGTTTGTAAAATCTTACTATCGACATTCTCATCGATAGGCGTGTTCTTTTTTACGTCTTGCTCGCTTACGAAAAATGCAAAATTAGCCATTTGATTTTCTCCTTACAACTTGTTGTTTCCAATAATGCCTGCAATGCGGAATGTGCAAGGGTGGGTCGCTGTCAGGTACGGTGTACCAGCCGCCACGCCTTGTCCATACATCATAACCCAATCGGGCAGTCAGGGTTTCGATGTCCTGCCTGCTGTATAAACGTGAAGCATCTACCATTTTCTTGCAAAATTCACGGCTTTTTCCACCGGGTTGCAGTGGTAACGCATCAGGGTCAAGTGTGTATTTCCACCGCAGCTCCAATTTTGGCAACTTTCCGGTGTCGTTAATGTCGTTTTTGCCGATGTCGGTAATGCGGATTGCGTTATTTGTCCACTTGATTTTGCCAGTGTCTTGCAATTTCTTCAAGATTTTGGTCACTTCATCCGTGTCAATTTTGGTTATCTCGCTGATTTCGTCAATGCTGGTCTGGTCATCAGCAGAAACAACGGCCAAAACCTTCATTTCATCTTTCCCAAGTTCCGCAAATTTCATGCTTACATCTTCAAAATTGCTCGCAGGCTCACCAAATTTCATGAATGTTTCAATGTCCTGCTCATTCCACCGGGTGCATTCATTTTGTGTGTTAAAAGATGCAGCAACCGGGGCGGCTTTCATTCCCAATGCTTCCCGTGCTTCATCCTTTGTCACGATGCCTGCCTGATACAATTCCACGTAATCTAAGCCGATAAATTCAGCACTACGGGTTTCGATGGTGATGCCGGGGTATTGCTGTCTTAAAACGCTTTGCAGGCAATAATCAATTTTGCGTTGGCGGTGGTTGACATATTGCTTGTGAAAAATCTCGTAGGCTTCAATCAGTTCGTTTCTTTGTCCGAGTGCGCCTTCCGTTCTTAACCCTGCCAGTACTGGTGGAATTGAATGGGCAATTACGATTTCACTTTGCACGGTTTCATTCAGCATCAAAAACTGCTCATCCATATTTGATGGCTGCAAGTGGTTGATGGTGGCCGGCTGCTCGTTGTTCTCGTTGAACTGAATTAGTACACCGCCTGCATTGTCCGTGCCGATTGTGCGCTCCTTAAACTTGCGCTCAAATATACGGGCCTGCTCCGGGCTTGGTTGGCCTTTGAATAACTGCACCAATGTACCATTGCTGAACCCGTTGCGGATGTTGTTGTTGTGGAAGTTTGCGATTTCCACCTCAATTTCAACGTACTGCAACCCGTGTTGGTATGGTGGCAATGGGTAAACTCCTAATCCTGCCTGATATTCCCTTGCGTAATAAAGTTGTACGCTGTATGGCTGTGCTGTAACCGGGTTAAAAGCCGGGTAATGCTTTACATCTTCTGCCTTGTATTTCTGCCAGTCCTCAACGTATTGATAGCTTTTGTGGTCGAGTGTGCGCACCTTTGAAAAGTCCACATGGTAAAGCGCAGAAATTTGACCAAGTCGGTTGTAGTGAACCTCAAAACATAAGCCGTTGAAGATTTCAAAATCCAAGGCTAATTTAGCCTTAAGTTCGTGCAGCCCTTCGTATGGGTTGATGTAACTAAGAACCTTTTGCGCCTCATCGCTGCCCTCAATCACGCATTCGTCACCTGAAACAAAACGTGCTTTGGTACGCACGATTGCTCCATGTTTTGGTGCCCTCATGTAAAATTCAAGCAGGCTTTGTGGAAAGTCGTTTTTCTCCCCGTATGAAACAAAACCCTTGCTTTTCTGCTCCTTAAATTTGGGCAGTTTGGTTTCGGCAAAATCTATTTTTAAAAGCTCAAAGCTCATCCTACGTTGTGTTGTTTAATGGTTGTATTTACATCGTGGTCATTGAATGGGGTGTGGCTGGTGCTTACATAAGCCAGTCCCCGGTCTATTTCTTCATTTGCCAACAAATAGTTTGTGTTGGATGAAGATGTTTGTGCGTATAGTGACCAGTAATGCGTTCCGATTGCAAGCGTTTTTGCTGTGGTGCTGCCCTCGGTAAATGTGAAAAGTTGGTATCTATTGGGTGCAGTGCTTGTGTCCGTGACTAAAAATGCCTTGCGCTCCTGCGACATTTCGCTTTCAAAGACCAACAAATAATAAACCGGGGAGATTGTCACTTTCTCCTTTCCGGTGATTATTAATTCGGGGCTTCCTGCTTTGGTAATGTACAGCATCTAATTCAAATAGTACACTTTTTGGAAGCATAACAAAAAAGGCGGGTTTCCCCGCCTTGTTTTATAGTTCATAAATTATATTAGTCGTTGTAGTAGTCATGTATAGCATTACAAGCAACAATTTCTGCGTAGTCCCAATCGATTTGCGCTTGTTTGGTTTCGGCGTTCATACCATAATATTTACGGTCATACTCAACTGCTTCATCCAACATTTGCTCTGCGTGAAACATAGCATCAACACTACGTTCCGAATAGTTTGATTTTAGCATGTTGTTGTGAGCATTAGAATAAATCCTCTCAACTTGTGACAGGTTGCTGCTTGATACTTGTGTTGGAACCTTAAACCAATCCTGTTGCAACAACCAATTTTGATAGCTTACTGGTGTGCTTAAAAACTGCTGTCCTTTGTACTTACCGAATTTCAATGTGAAGTTGTTCATAGTGTTTTTCATTTATTTGATGTAGCAAAGGTAATATAAAAAATTATACTTGCAAGTGTTTTGTAAAATATTTTTAATTTTTTTTTCAAAAAACAAAAAAGGCCACCTTTCGGCAGCCTTTCTTGCAAACTATGAAAAACTAAAATCAGGAACCAAGAGCAAGCGAAGTTACAACACCGCTTTGAACTTTCAAAGGTAAATCGGT